TCCCCAAGTTACTCGTCTTTGTGTGTCTGTTTGATCAGCTGGTTCACGTATGTAGAGAGACCAGCTACCAGAATTCCCTGCACAATAGCTGTGAAGATTGCCATCACAATATCCTGTGGTGTCCCCAGCGTGGTTGTGGCAAATACATACATTGCACAGATCACAACGCTGATTCCGCCAAGAATAAGTGGGATATACTTATCTTTTACTGCCTGTGCCTGCTTAAGTGCCATTCCCACAAAATACAGGGCAATGGCTACCACAATGAGTTCCGGTTTTACATAATTTACAATCTGTTCCATAATCATTCTCCTTTTCTTTTAATATGCAGCTCTTCGATTTCCTGTTTCATTTTGGTCACCATGCCGTTTCCGCCTAATTCGTGATATGCTGCATACATCTCGCAGTAATTCTGATAAGCATATGACGGGATGGTTCCAAGTGCTGTATACTTTGCGTGATACTCTATGAGTTGGACGCGAAGCAGAAGCATCGTTCCTTTGCTGTTAGCGTCTCTGTCTTTTTTCTGATTTTTCAGGAGCCAGACGATGTAGCCTAAGAGTACCGGTAATACAATAGTATATGTCTGGATAAGTATTTCTTTCACTATTCCACTCTTTCTCCGGTTGCGCCGGCGCAATTTTGTATAAAAATAAGAGCCTTACGGCTCTGCTCTGATTTTCTTCATATTTTTCCTCTACAAATCTATTTTTTGGATTAATTGGTACAGGGCATTTCCAAATTCTTCTGGAGATCCGGTATAACCTGCCTTGGCAGCACCAATGTAGATGCTTCCAGCAATATCTACTTTCACGCCATTAAAATCTGTTATCATTATCGTTCCAGAATCTGTAATATATAAAGCATTACCAATCAGCTTTTTATCTTTTGCAAGTTTTGCTTCAGTTACCCGGCAGATTTGCAGGAAACTATTGGACGGTTCTTCTCCACGGATTACAATGTTTTCCTCATCAATATCATAAAGATACATACCTCGGATAGATGTCTTGTAATATTCTCCCGTACTGGTCTGACATCCATTTGCTGTATTTGTGAGGTTTATATAACCGTCTGTTCCTGTTGCCGATTCGGGTATCGTGAAAATGAATCCTGGTCTATCATCTCCGGAAATAGATGATTTTATTTTATGTGTCTTTGGTATCCAATCGTTCCCTCCTGGGAAATAGATACGAAACGCAACATTCGCATCGCCTGAATTATTCTCATAAATATCAAAACCCAACTCATAAGTATGACCCGCTTTGAAAGTGCCATTCGGAAATGTCCAACATAAGCCTGACCAGTTTGCAAAATCATTTGGCTTATCCCAGATAATATCGAAATCATAATCATCAATTTTGTTCACAGTATAACAGATTTTAAGATTGTTATTGTTTGTAGCCGCATCTAATTTAGGAATCAGATTTGTATACCATTCTTTTGTAATATCCTCCCCATATTCATCCACATCAACTACATAGAAATTGGTCAAGTCAAAAATTTCTCCAGTAGAACCATTGTAGCAGATTACCACCGACCATTTTTCTTCTTCTGTATCTTCCGGAATTGTTACTGCCCTTACATATCCATAAAAATTATCTCCATAATAAGAAGACTTTTGCATGTTGTTAATAGTTTTACTTATCCAGAACCATCCAATTTCGCCTGGAGTACTCGCATAAAATCCCCAGTTATACGTGCCTGTATTTTCTTTTACCGTAAAACCAAGTTCCAGAGTATGTCCCTTTTTATTTGTTATATCAACTTCCACATACATATTTATCTGCGTATCATTTAGTCGAGTGAGGCGAATGCTATTCGTATCGTAATCTACTGTATCAACTGTCGCGATTCCATTTTTTGCTGTATCTTCAAGTCTCTTTATAAAATTCGTTGTTGAAACAAAATTTGTCAAGATCAATTCCTTGCCCCAATCATCAATCATCATGCGGTGATAAATGTTTGCAGTTGATTTATAAGATGTCTGAATTGTGTTTACGTCTTTTTCAAGACTATCCAGTCTCTGATCTGTTTCATATGCATACTGAGACAGTTTTTTAAAAGCATTATTTATTCTGACTCCATCAAAATAAATATAAATCTTCTTCAATGTCTTTTCGCTTATCGTCTCCCCCTGTGTGAGATTATCTCCTCTTATCACTTCTAATGTGTGTCCATTGGCATGAAGGATATAATGACCTTTATTTTTTCTTGTAATATCATATTCTTCCGTTTCCGGAATTAGGATTTTATCAAAAAAATCCGGAAGCTCCCATGTCAGCAGTCCGTTTAGGTCAATATAGTGTGCGCCACTGCACAGTGTGTCGCACACCAGATAAGTTGCTAATCCATAGAACTCTTCATCCGAAAGTTTTTCACCGGTTCCAGTACCATATAAGTAATCGTTTACTACAACTTTCGCCCCGACCTTATCGTACCAGTTCTGATAATAATTCCATACGCCCTCTGTACCATTTACATGTCTCCATAATGGCCGCCCATTAAATCCAACCTGCGAGTGACAGCTTTCCAACAGCATATAATCATCAGCCCCGACAGAAGAAGGAAGCCCATTTGGATTAGCTGTACTGACGGTATCTGCATACCAATCTTCTGAAAGCTGATTTGGAAATGCCGCCAGTCCTTTCGAATGCGTGAAGTCAACCAGCTGAATATATTTTTCTCTCAATACAGAGGGAAATCCCTGATTAACTCGACCTTCTTCTGCTTCCATACCGGCATCGTCATAAAAACATCCATCTAACGATATACCGCCCTTATATAGATCTATATACTTATCTTCGGTATGAGTAATACCCTTATCATCCACCCATGTATATGTCTCAATAAACTGTTTTTTACCGTTTTTACTGCCACCAACATGTGCAGCATACTCAAGTAGCTGGAATATTTCCCATTTCGTATGGATTCTGACTGCTCCAGGATGTTTCGCAGCTTCCTCGGCATCCCAGTAACCACCTTTTCCAAGGATGTGACTCCAGTCTCCGTCTTTTCTCCATGAGGCTATTGTTATATAAAAAAACAACTTAAGATTCGGATTTGCTGTTTTTGCTTTTGTAATAATATTTAATTGCCGCGTTCTGTCTTCTTTAGTGCCAGCATTTGCATATAAATTTCCACCAGCTACTACTATATCATTCTGAGCAAGATTTGCAGCCGCTTCATCATCCGTATTGCCCCAATCGTAGAGATTGTGATACCACAAACATGCTTTTCCCACCTGTCTGTGTTTTCCTTTTCGGATATCTGTACTCACATTCTTTAGAGCTTCATCCAGTCTGGTTCCATCATCGTCTACCTGGACAGCATGTGCGGCCACAAGCGGGAAGTCCTGTCCGTTTGCCGGAGTAATACCTGAGATCAGTTCCACGGATCCGTTGTATTTTGCCATGTCTTCCCTCCTATGTTACCTTAACTGTTTTCTTTCCTATGCTGCTATTATCTGATCGGTAGACTATATATTCTTCTGTATAACCGCTCAAATTCATGAAACTGAGTGCGCTTACTTTAGCAAAGCCTCCATCGAAACCGCCAACATTAAACACTGGAGCCCCGTATCTGGTCGGAAGAGCGTACCATACATACTGATCTGCTCCACTATCTATAGTGAATATTTTTGTCCGATTCGCCTGCAGAGATCTGGATAAACTTCGAATAAAAGCACTGTCCAGTTCTGTAGGAATACCGGCCACACCATAATAAATGCCGTTATAAAATGTAATCCCTGTGTTCTTCTGTGCTGAATTATCTCTGTCATCTACAGCCAGGAGTGTAAACGTCTTATTTTCTTTCAATGCCGCATCTTTCAGGATTACTGACTGAACAGAATTCCGACTGCTCATGATCTGCCCATTCAGTATCACTGTTTCCGGAGTTTTATTTAATTCCCAGTTCAAAGTAATCTCGTTGATTACACTGCCCAGTTCGGCAATACCAACATTATTGGAAAATGAAAGAATCTCAATGGGAACGTACTGCAGATCTTCCATCTGCTGTGCGATCTGTTTTATCTGATCGCCGACTGTTTTTGCATCTGCTGCCATTCCCGGCTTTGTAAGTGTATCATCCACATCTGGAAATCCCCCGGTGTTTCCTATTGTCCTTGCCAGCTCTTTCAGTGTGGTTCGTTTATTTGCCTTTCCATCCGTATCTAGGAGCATAACTTCATCAGCCTCTGACGGAGTCTGTTTTCTGGTATAATCTTTCCATCGTGCCATCTGTTTTTATACTCCTTTCAATCGTTTCTTGAGTTTCTCAATCTCCAGACGTTGTTTTTTCAGCATGACGAACATTGCCGGGATTACCACACGATAATTCCAGTCCTCGATCTTTCCATCTTTGTTATATACTGCCGCCTCCGGCATATGCTTTTCTACGTCTTCCGCCAGAAACATCGGCATATCTTTTCCATTAAAAGCATCATCTTCAGTAAGATAACCATCCTTGTATTTCGCCCAAACCGGCTGGATATTGTACCACTGCTCCATGCACTGTAAGTCTTCCTGAACATTTTTATAACGTTCTGATGATGACGACAGATAAGCCAGTGTTGCTCCGTCGTTTGCAAACACCAGATGTCCGCCTGTAGTGACATGCTTACAGTTCAATATTTTAGGAGGTTTTTGAAATTCTGTCGCATTAACAATCTCAGCTACATCCAATTGATATAGTTCCAATTTATTCAGATTTCCATTCAGAACATCTGAACCACCATCTGATGTATATGTGAAACCCTGCGTATCACCTTCAATTGAAATATCAACGTCACCATACGTATAATCATAATCAAGTATTTTGATGCCATATTCTTTCCGATTTCCTTCTGTAAAATCACTCATATCCCCAATCACAATACCCTTATAGTGGGTATGTTTCTTATCTTCCTGGTATTCTTTGAAATACGCCATCCCGCCTTGTGACATCCTGGCTTTCGGAGTACCGTTTTCATTGTACAGCGTAACGCCCTTTGCATCTGCCGTGACAATTACGTTCCCAGCTCCATCACAAATCTTCTGAATTCCGTTTTCGTTATTTTCTCCCCCCAACAACAACGTCCCTCCTCTTGCAGCATCAAATGAAAAGTACAAATGTCCATCCAGATAACGAATTCCTTTCCACTCACCATTATTAGTCAGAATATTCAAAACCTGTTCCTGAGTCAGGGCTTCTGCATCCAGGACAACTTCTACCGTCTGATAATCGATCACTGTCACCCCATCCAGAGCGTATAAAGTGCAACGTACTGCTGAAATTTCTTTTGGGCTTCCAGAAGACATCATGGACCAGGTTATGGAATTCTCACCGCCTGCCGGACTGTTGTAAACTGTCATCCAGGTTTTTCCATCGGAAGTTTCTTCAACCTTGAATCTGCCTTTATATTCCGTTCTTTCAACAGAATCACCCTCTCTGTAAAATCCCGAAAATGTAAGATTCTCCGGGGACATCGTTCCGTCTGCCATTCTTTTTACGATTGCAGCCGGGCAGTCCAGATAATACACTCTTCCATCATCACCCTTAATCCTGCTCCACTGATATTTTGCCGGATCTGTACTGTCGTCTTCCAAATAATCTGTATACTGCCCAATATAGAGCTTATCTGAACTGTCAGATACAGAAAATCCTGTTTTTCCATCCGCACTATTTGCATATGCTATATGAAGGTAAGAAGTTTTTCCATCAATTCCGTTTGTACCAGGGATTCCTTTTGCCCCATCCCTCCCTTCAAATTTGCTCCAGGTATATTTCGTTGGGTCAGTACTGTCTTTCTCTGTAAAATCCACATAAGTGCCTATATAAGTGTCCGGTATCTCCGACATCTGAGAAGCAGAAGTTGGATTTGCAACTGCACTGTATTTAATGTGAAAATAAGAAGTTCTTCCATCTGCACCGTCTTTCCCGTCCGCTCCATCTTTACCGGGAATACCATCTGTTCCATCTTCACCCTGCAGCCCCTGAAGTCCTCTCTGACCGGCATACAATTTTGCAACTGTGAATTTTCTCGTAAGATTCAGTTTGTTCAGATAAGTTGCCCGGATGCTCACCCAGCCACTGTTCGCTGACAGGGACTTTACCGTATATGTATGTGTAGAGTTATTCCAGGAGCCAGTTATGCTGTCAGATGTAGTTATGGTAAAAGAACAGTCATTTGTAATATCTGTTGAATTATACAATACCGTTGCTGTTGTAGTAACTGTTGGAAAAGCTCCTATAATACTTCCATCGTTATACACGGAAATGCTCTGATAATCATTGTCCAGCTGCATAGTCATATTGCGGGAGGATGCAATGGAGTTGTCTATTTCACTGAATTTCTCCTGTAAATTTTTCTTTCCCAGTATAAAACTGTTTGGGTCTATTTCTACTTCTCCCGTATCTGCATTTATCCGGAATGTAACCTTCCCATCATTGTCTTCTGCAGTAAGCCCCCTGGTATTAATCCATTTTGCCTGAATCCCAATCGCATATAAGATATTCAGGACCGCATCACCGTTGCTGTCGAATCCGGAAGTCCACTTTCCTGCCGCTGTGGTTGCTTCATCTGTCCCCTGATAATCAGAGGTCACAAAGAAACCGTCAGCTGCAGTCTTATATACGATCTTTGATTCTGCAAGACGCAGTTTGTTGTGCCTGTATGCAATCACGGATCCGTCCGGCTGCACAATCTCTGTATAATAAAATCCCAGTGCATTTGCTGCCAGATCATTCATCTGCTTTAATTTTGTATCATATGCAGATATCTTTTCTTCTACCTTCCCAAGCACCTGTTCCACCTGTGCTCTCATGCCACTGGGATACTCTAATCCTTGTGTTTCCAGGCTCTTTGCTTTGCAGGAGAACTCTGTACCGTCTGCGAAATTAAACTCTATGTCTGTAGCGTAGGATCTGTGCAGATTGCCCCTGCCGTCTTTAAACTGTATGGCATCACCAAAAGTCGCGTAACCTACCGGGATACTGCTCAGGGAAAATGGAAGAAGTTCGAAGCCCTCCAGAATCTGTCCGATGCGGCTCACGCCCTCTTCCTCATTTCCTGCCAGAAGCTGATTATCACTGATATCAATAACATACCCTTCCGTTCCATACAAATATTCCTCGTCACCGTCTGCATACTTCACGCCGGTCACTATAATCGGATCTACGTCATTTTCTGCATCACCAACTACTGGCAGTTCATGTTCTGCTACAACTTTTTCGTATACAGTAATAATTTCTTCGTCTTCTGTGTCCAGGATTGACTGACCATTGACATCCGGCCATGGAATTTCTTCCATCAGAACCACATTGTCTTCCTTGTCAAATGTGACGATTCTCAGCAGATCATTTTCATCTATCCTTGCGTTGCCGCCGGCCAGTGCCGCAGCCATGCCAATCACCGCACGACAGGTCGTACCTTCCGGTGCTTTCTGTACCTGAAAGTCAGAATTCTTGAAATCCGCATCCCCCATCACAAGCCCGCACTGCCGGCAGGCATCCCGCAGGACTTCACCTGCAGTACATGGAAAGCTAAGATTCGTTTTATATGTACGGTCTGCTTTGCTCATGTAATCCAATAATGTCAGGTTAATCTCACCGTCAATTGCCGGTTTCCTGCATACGATAAAACTACCTCTTTTAAAGGTTTCCAGACGATCCGATAACTGCAAATTCATAAAAATCGTAAACACTGCTCCATTAAAGCTATATGCATCAAACTGTCCTTTGTCATTAACAAGGGAGAGTGTAGCTGTTTTTTCTATTGCCACTCCGATTGGAAAATCACTACTGTCAGCTGCATCAATAATCCCGTTCCCGTCCAGATAGAAGTCTTTCTTTTCCGGTGAAAGTTTTGTCCCGTCTGCCAGAGTCACATTTGCTGTCACATAATAATTATGGTTCTTTTTTGATTCTTCTTTTAATTGTTCTGAAACGTTGATCAAATCTTTTCTATCCTCCTTATATTGATGGCCAGATCCGTCCAGCTTTCTTCGTTTTCTTCCAGATTCTGGGCTGTCATATTGTAGTTCGACGCATAGAACGTCCGGTCAATCCATTTACCTGGGATTGTAGGATCCTTATGGTGGAAAGTGAATTCTGATTTGTTGATCATTCCGTTCAGGATTACTGCAATTTCCTCCCAGCTCAAAACATCCCAGGTCAGATCATATCCTCCGATCGTGCCCATCGGACTGTTATGCATGGACAGCTCCTGATCTCTTTTGGAGCTCTTGGTACTTGTAGTTGCAAATACCGGCTTATATGTAGACGGAGCTGCGATTGCAACCCCATCTACCGTAAAACTTTCTTCCTTTTTCAGGCCGGACATCTTACCACTCCTCTCCCAGTTTAAATGGATTCTTTCCTCCATTTCTGCTTCTCTGAAGTTCTCCCTCTTCCAAAATAATATTCAACAATTTTCTTCCGGAAGCTGTCACAGATACATTATAGGTATTTCCGTCCTGTTTCTGCGGGCTTTCTTCCCGAACAATCTTTCTCAGAAGTCCCTCCGGAGCTTCGATGTTATTTCCGGTTTTCTGGTCACCCAGGACTGCCAGAAATTCAGATCTTGGTGGAATAACTGCTCCACTTGCAAGATACGGAACAGAACTTACTCTCGGCAGATTCATCCAATAATTCCCCCATCTGTGCACTCCTGTCGGACCTACGACATCATAGGAAAATGTGAATGCATGCTCCACGCCTGATATTGCATTATTGATATTTCCTATCGTCCGGTTCACTTCTGAAATCATATTATTGAGTACTCTTGTGATTCCTGTTGTGCCGTTAGCAATCCCCTGTGCCAGTCCGTTTCCCATCCTGGTTCCTGCGTACTCCATAGAAGAAGACAGACTGTTCATTTTTCGATTTATCATTCCGATCATATCTGCTATGATCTGGCTGATTCGTTCGCTGGCTTTTTGCCATTTGAATGTCATTGTATTGTACTGGCCGCTAAAATGGGAATTTACTGTTTTCTGCATTTCTCCAAGCTTCAGGTTAGCCGTCTGTTTCATGCGATCCAGATTTTTGGAGACCTCTTCTGCAGAATTTCCCCAATTAGTAACCGTCGCTGTATTTACACCACCAGTAGCATCTTCTGCTGCCTTTTGAACATCTGCGAGATTCGCCTCTGCATCTGTCTTCATCTTGCCTGTAGCAGTACTTACTGTTTCCTGTGCCCCGACAATATTTTTGCTTACACTATTTCTCACAGCAACAGTAGCACTTGGAAATCTCTCTGCAAGTGCCTGGTTCAGTTCATCCAGAGGTACACCTGTATCTTTCAGCGAATTGTATACCATATCAAACGCTTCCTGTGCTGTTGCTGCTGAACCACTTGTATTATTAAAGCTGCTCAAGATGCCCTGGTAAGTACCGGCATAATCACTTGAAGTCATACTCAGATCATACAGAACATCCCGAACTCCTTTAATCGCGTCCTTCACTGTGATGGAAGAAGTATCGATCTTTCCTGTTGTTTCAGAAAAACCAGTTCCAAGGGCTTCCACCTTTGCAGTCATGTCTTCCACGAATTCTGTAGAAACTCCTGCCTGTGATCCGTACTGCTCAAGGATTCCTCTTGCCTTATCTGCAGATACGCCATACTCTGCGAGCTTCTGGATCATGTCGTCGTACATCTCATTGTTTGCTTTTCCGGCTGATTCATCTGCCTCTATCAATTTCCAGAGATCTTCTGCCTGGTCCTGCGTGATCGCATGTGCCTCACTCATTGCGCCTGTATAATCGTGAAAATAGCCTCCTGTCTGTGAAAGAATGCCATTTCCACCCTGCGCTGTTTCTACCAGTTCCGCGATCTTCTTTGTCAGAGTCACAGTTCCTGCTGTTGCTACGGCAATCAGCCCTGCCGTGCCGACAACCGGAAGAGCAGAAGAAACAAGATTGCCAAGTGCTCCTGTTACACCGCTCAGACCACTGCTCACAAGACCTGAAATGCTTCCTGATAAGGCTGAAACAGATTCTGTAGCAAGTAATTTCGCGCCCAATTTTGCGACAAGACTGCCTGCAAAAGAAGCGATGCCCGTCTTGCTAAACTCTACTGCAAGAAAAGCTGCTGCTATCACAGCTGCGATTTTCCCCGGTAAGCCTTCACTTTCCCACATTCCTTCTAATGCTCCGGCGATTCCAAGAATTATCATTTTTCCTGCTGTTTTAAGGATCTGGATCCATGGTAACTGTCCAAGAAAATCCCCAATCCCTTTACCCAGATCATAAAAAGTGTCTGGTGTGATGGCATCTGTAAGTGCCGTGCATAAATGAGAAAGGAAATCTCCAAGTGCTTCTCCATTCTCTTTCCACTTAAAATCCTGTATGAAAGTGGCAATTCCGTTACCGATATTTTCCGCCACTTCGTCCCAGTCAAAATCTTCTGTAAACTGCGCCAGGCTCTCAAATGCTCCATTGATTCCTGTTGTCAGGGAATCTGCTATATCTGAGAAGTTTACTTTGTCAAAAATGCCATTCAGGGCTTCTGCTACTGCATTGCCAAGTTCCTGCCAGCCTGTGATCCCTGCATTGTTCTTTCTGGCCATGTCCTGTACAAAGCCATCGAACATCCGCCATGCGATCATAAATTTGTTCCCAAGAGCATTTCCAAACTCTCTCCACGGGATCTCATCGATCATTCCCCGCAGTCCCTGCGAGATGCCGCTTCCAATCCTCTCGAAATTGATGCCTGTGGCTGGATCGGTAAGACGGTTGAACGTCCGTATCAGCGTTGTGATCCCTGCTCCGACAGTACGTCCCAGAATATCCCAATCGATGTTATCGACCAGGCTGTTGAAGGTCCTGGTGAATGCATCACAGAACTCTGTGACCTTCGGACCGACGTTTTTCCAGCTGATCGCATCATAGACATATTTCAGTCCCTTGTTGATGCACTGGGCTAAGTACTTTCCAAGTCCCTCCCAGTCTTCCTGTTTGATCAGCTTGCGGATCTTGTCGGCGATGCCCTTGATGGAATTCTTGATCGGAACCTCTTCAAACATCTGATCCGGAGTCGGACCTGTATAACCGCCGCCGGTTCCATCTGACGAAGAGCTGTCGCTGCCATCATCATAATTATTGATCTCATCAATCGGACTCAGATACCCTTCCAGAGCTTTCGCCGCTTTCTTGGCACTGTCCGCCGTCTTGTCAAGGCTTGCTGCATAATCCTGCTGAACATCCACCGCCTTCGTAAAGGTCTTCTGTCCGGTCAGAGCTCCGAAAAACATTCCAATATAGGTAAATGCCTGAGAAAGCAGGTTGATAAATTTCGTCAGTGCCGGTGCTACTGCTGTCAGAATTGGATTGAATGCAGTCGCAAGGGCATTTTTCAGCTGTGTAAGAGCCGACATCAACATAGAAATGCTATTGTTAGTTGTACCACTGTACTGCGCGAGATTTTTAAATCCATCGACCACTGCACTCCGCAGCTTGTTCATCAGAACATACAGACTGCGGATACCGATGCTGTATTTCAGCAACGTCCGTATCGCCTTGGTCATCGTACCAAGCGACGAGGTGCTCTTGTTGGCCGACTTGTGGATGCTGAAGATACCTGAGGATATCTTCCGGATACCGCCTGCAATGGAACTTGCTGACAGTTTCAGAAGCTTCATGCTCAGTTTCTCCACGGTGCGGATTAGGCTCTTCATACTGGATTTGAGCTGTTTCATGCCTTTCTGTGCAAGCCTGCTGGACATTCTATCAAGTTTTTCGCACATAGATGCTAAAGGACCAGACTTTGCTTCTGCATTGGATACTTCTCTCTGATATTCCTTCAACTCAGCGTTAATCTCTGCAATCCTTGCAGCATTGTGATCAAACTCTTCATAGCCAAGTCCAATACCGGCTTTTCCCAGTTCTCCCTGTCTTTCCTTCAATTTCTGAAGTTCTGCATTGAGTTCTACAATATGTTCTTCGGAAATCTCAGCATTCTCGCCCAGTTCCTTTAACCAGTTTTTTTCTTCGGCACCTGTGATCTCTTTTTTATAATTTTTCAGCTCGTCATTGATTTCTGCAATCCTTGCTGTGTTCCGGTCAAATTCTTCATAACCAAGACCTACTCCTGCCTTTGCCAGTTCTTTCTGCCTTTCCTTGAGCTTCTGCAGTTCTGCATTAAGATCTGCTATATGTTCTTCTGAAACTTCAGCTTTTTGGCTTATCGCTTCTATTGCTTCCATAGCTTCTTTGGAATATCCCAGACTCTCAGGACTTACCGTTACAGGTCCATGGAGAGGTCCGTCATAATCGTAATTTACTTCAGGTGCTCTGGTTATCGTAAATTCCTGTTTTTCTGCCTTTGATGCCGTTTTACTGGTTTCTTTAATGGCATCATTCAATTCAGATATCGCATCCATCTGTTTTTGGACTGCACTTCTTGTTTTGTTTCCTGCCTCGTCTGCGGTGGATGCCATGCGCTTCATGGAAGCTTCGATGTCCTTTACTCCAACTTCGATGCCTTTTTCATTTACTGCTGTATCAATTGTTAATGTTCCATCTGCCACGCAACCACCTCACTACTTCTTGATTCCAAACAACTCATTCAGAGCTGCCTCTTCCTCAGCTGACCGTTTTTTCACTGTCTGTTTCAGATCAATCAATTTCTTATTGTTTCGGTAGAATTCCATCTCCCATTTTTCCAGTTTCTTTCCTTTGGCTTTCTTCTGGCGAATATAGAGTACCTGGCTGAACAGCCCGTCCGCAATCTCCATATAAGCCCCAAGAAACGTCCACCAGTGCATGTATTCCAGAGAACGGATGTCTTTTCCGATATTTTTATTGACTGCAGGTGCAATGATGGGTGAATCCTGCTCCCAATCCATTAACTGAACTTTGCTTTTACCTTCGCCGGTAATTCCGCAGTCAATGAATTCTTTCCCTTTTTCAAGGGCCTCATTTAAATATTCAATTGGAATTTCTTCCGAATCCCAGTACAGGATTTCAAGCATCACCTGCGACTTTTCCTGATCTGACAGTTCCGGATCTGCCATTGCCTTTAAAATATCCAGAATCACCCTGAAATCTGTCCGGATGTCATATTCTTCGCCGCCTAACTCAATAGTCTCAGGAAGTCTCCACTGATCATCCATGACGGCGTTTCTTTTTCGTGTATCTTCTTCCAGAAGAATGGTACTTCGCTGTGTATTTGTTTACGCGACTTTTTGCTTTCTCCAGACGTACATCAAATTCTTTACTGATGACGCTGCATACCGTATCCAGACACGTTTCGCAGAACAATGATCCATCCGGCATCGGTGAAAACGGTCCCATGATGCTAAAAAAAGTATTCCCTGTGTCTGCGTCTGTCAGATAATCCAGATGTTCAATCACTTTCTGCTGGCATTCTGTGATATCATCCTCATCCTGGATCTTGAATTCATTGAAGAATTTTCTAACATCCTCATATCTGGCAAGGATGTTGGTATCTGCCGGGCGGAAACAGAACTCTGCCAGTTTCTTTCCCTGCCGGTTCTTAATCTCATAAGTTTTACTACCATCCTCGATGATGATCTCATTTGTTTTTTCTTCTAATAAAGCCATTCTATTCCTCCTTGCATTTTGCTATAAAAAACACGGGATGCCATATCTGGCATCCCTATAATCTTTTGCTTCTTACACTGAATCAATAGAACCTTCTGTAAATACCGGAGCATCTGTTTTCAGCGATTCAGAAGTAACATATCCTTCGATTCTTGTCCCGTCTTCCAGTACATTGAACGGGAAATTCACTCCTTCTGTACCTCCACCATAAGACTGTGGTTTTACCATGACCTCCTGAACATATGCAAGATGTTTGGCAGCACTTGTATCTTCCACGATAACCTCCAGCATCAAGGTCTTGCATTTATCACCCTTCAGTCGTTTCATTGCGATCTCCCTGAGCTTCGGATAAATCTTCTTTGATGGATCTGCATAGTATGGATCCGCACTCATTGATGGATCATATCCCTTGTCATTCACCTTGGACTTACCAAGAATATTTCTTTTCTGTTCAGTATCCGGATTCAGTTCCATGGACATCTCCTCGATGTCATCCCCCAGGACTTCCCATGTTGCTGTTTTTGCTTCTCCCTTGAAGCTATAATCCAAATAGTGACGTAACGCTTCTCTTTCTAATTTCATGCTTTCGTCTTCCTTTCTGTGTAGATAACCCTTGCCTGTATCATATAACGTGCCAGCCCCTGTTCATAATTTACCCCTGACAGGTTCGGCATGTTCTGAAGATTTTCCATTTTTTCCACCGTACAGTTTCCTCCCATATCCGGATATTCTTTCTTTTCATTCTGTTCATCCATCCAGTCCATGAATGCCTGTGCAAAATTCATGGCTTCCAGATTGAGATCATCCTGCTCGGATGAATACGGTTTTACGATGATAATAGAAAATCCATATTCTTTCTGTACATCCCCGGTGATGTACTTCTTTCTGACTTTGTCAGAATAATTTGTGATCAGAGAGATGCTGTCCGGTGCTTCCGGAGAAAAGTTGAAATTCAGCAGAGTCCCTGCCAGTTCTTCCACTTTTGGTTCAAAGTACGCTTTTACTGCCTCATGTTTTGTCATTGCGTTTTTCCTTTCAGATGATTCTCATAGGCTCTTGCAAGATCACCTTTTCTCGCAGTCATCATTGCCTTGTCCCAGTGATCTGTTGCCAGAGGATGCCGGAAATCACTGTACTGCAGTTTTTTTCCAGTCGGAGTCTTGTGTGGCGGGGAATAGAAACCAACAATTTCTCCTCCATCCATGATAGGATAGTTTGGTCCATACAGTTCACCTTCCCACTGGTAATGGGCATATGGGCTATTATACGTAATATGTCCACAGTCATCATCTGCAGTAATGGATATATTCTGTGCAAGTACCAGATTATCTGCCGGCACGTACGGATCCATGAATTCTGCTGCCTGATTCGCCAGAAACAACATATTATCCCGCCCGTCAACCTTTTCTTTTGCAATCTCCCGGGGGGATTTCTTCCAGTCAAATTTTACCTTCATGCCTTATCCTCCCAGGCGGTAATGCTTCGCAACAGGAAACTTCGTATTATCTGCAGATGCAGTCACTTTAAAAGCGTTCGGCTTATAACGGTTCAAAATCTGAGCGGCAGTCTGTCCGGAAACTCCTGTGATCTCTTCTGTGCATTCACCGTAAATCACGATATCTCCCTGTGACATGGTAAAATGCCCTTCCGGTTTTTTTGCATATTCTGCATATGGAAGATACCTTTCGTCATCCGGGATCCTGGCAACATAAGTATTCTGTACACTTGCCTGTGTTCCGCTAAAACTGGTCTTTACCTCAGATTTCCAGAAGCAGTTATGGAGCACGGTTCTTTGCCAGTGCTCCCTTTTGTCTTCGCTGTCTGTTGCCTGGATCCGGTTGTATAAAGTAATCGTGTGGATGTAATTCTGATTCATGGTCACACTCCCCGATACAAAAGGCCTGTATTCCCGAGATACCGATGAATGATTTCGCTGATCTTCTTTGCCTTGCCTCCTTCTGTAAAAGTAGACTGTGACAGATCAAAGGTTCCGGATTCTCCATCATTAGAATATGACTGCAGTACACCACCCTGTGCTATGACCTGCTGTGTACTCTTATCTGCCTGATATAAAAGTTCTGTGAGTTCACATGCACAATCTTTCACCTCATCACTCAAAAGCCCTGTATCGGCGTTCAGGCGGCCGAATGTGTACTGATTCAGTACCCTCTCTGTCTGCTTTTCCCAGAACAAGAAATCATCTTCCGGGACAGTTGGTTCCCTGCCCAGAAGATATTTTGATTCGTAATATCCGTAATTCACATACATCAGGTTTCACCTCTTTTGTCACTCTCCTGCTTTCAGGACAGCGAACGGACATCTCTTTGTTTTATCTTTCTGAATACTGTTGATCGGATTCGGGATTTCCCATCCAAGTCTCATAACAGCTCTAAGAGCCACCATATCATTCTGCATCAGGTTATATGCAATAGAGCCGTCTGTGTTCTGAACAACCCCTTCCGTAAACAGTTTAAAGGTGATATCCTGACGAATAGAATAAACAAGCTGAGAAAAGTCACCGGAAATCATAAGTGCCTTACTTTTATCAAAGGAGCCATTGTTCGGGAAATTCATTGGACTTCCATCCAGTGAATACGTGGTACCGCTCTGCATATCGCTCTTGAACAGCGGATCACCGTTGGCATTCTTCAAGCCTCTCAGCTTAGCTCTCATAGAAATATCTGCCATGTGGCCATTCACAAAATAACCGCTGTTTTCAATCAGTGCAATGGAACCTTCCTCGCCCATGATCTTGTCATACAAGTTATCTCCTGCTCCCAGCGTAACCACAGACTTAGCTGTGTTCGCAGTAGTCACAACGTCAGCTCTCCATGATGCCGGTTTATCGTCACCAAACAGAATCGCTCCATCAATCTTCTTTCCGAATGCTTCAATGATCCTCGGCTTGGTTTCTGCCCAGATATCATATTCCGAATCATCCAGAACTGCTTCTGGAATTGGAACGATAACAGCGATCTCTTCTGCAATAATAAATTTCTTATCCCATGCCATCTTGGTTGTCTTTTTCTGACCACTATCGCCATTGACGAAGTATGCGATCGGAAGCATATCAAGTACTGGCATTTTATACTGTTTTGAAGTCATATTTGGCAGTTTGCGTCCTCTCTGAAGCACTGCCGACTGTGTGATAATTCCCTGAATAATTTCATTAGACTCCTGAACCGGGATCAGGGATTCTGCACCGGTACGGTCAATAATATTCACATCATTCTCAAAAATGTGTAAATTCATCACGTATTTGTTTTTCATATCTGAATTTTCCTCCATCATCTTCTGGCGGCTGCACGGATCCGATCATTAATGTTCATGTTTACACTTCCGCCGATATCCTGATTATCAGATCCGGTAGAAGTAGATACCCTGTAAGTACCAGCTCCTGTATATTTCGGATTCTCTTTCAGGAACTTTTCAGCTGCTTTCGTAAAATCAGTCTTATCATCAACCAGTTTACTTACTTTAAACATTACATAATCCAGATCATCTGCTTTTACGCCTTTACCTGTAAGAATCTTTTCGTTCTTCAGCTCCTGCAGCTCTTTCTGTGCCGCATCGCGTTCTCTTGTGATTGTGTCCACATCTGGCTGCTGGGCTTTCTGCTTTGCCTTAAAATCTGCAATAGCAGTTGTGATCTGTTCTTCGCTTAAGCCCTGCTGCCTGTAAAAACTCGCAAGTGCCGCTCTTGATGCTTTTTCTGCTCTGTTATTGGCAATCTCTTCTGCCTGTTCAAATGTATACCCGACATTTCCACTCTGGCTGCCGTTACCATTCCCACTATTTCCATTCTGACCGGCTGTATTTCCTTCTCCACCGTTACCGCCTTCTTCGAAAATGTGTAAATTCATAAACTTGTTTTTCATCTTTACCTCCATATCACCTTGTCAGGTCCCACAGCTTTTACCGCCTTCATGTTTTGGGCATAATAAAACCGCCTGTAATCCCAGACGGTTAAATAAACTCTATGCAGTTGTATTCCTGGTTAATGGCAGTAAGCCCAAGGAACCAGGAATCTATCAGGATCTGACCTTTATCATCCATCTGCTCCCACTCGATTATTGTCTTTCCTGAAGCTGTCTCTGCTCTGATTCTGTTATCTGTCAGTTCTTCCAGAGAATTGAGCAGATTACAGGTCAGTGCTGAAATGGCAGAACATACGATATCCTGTCCATTTACTGATCTGTCTGCGTGACCGTTCATTTGAATTCCTCTGGATGAAATTCTTACCTGTATCATCATTACCTCCCTGTTGCGCCGGCGCAACTGATTAAAAATGAGTGTAAAAATACCACCTGCCATTTCTGACGGTGGTATTAATTAATATTTATTCTTGCCTTGCAGTAATTACACTGAAATCCCGGTGATGTCTTGCAATCTCCTTTTGTCTCAAAATATCCTCTTTTACAATGGTGGCAAAGTACTTTTTCTCCATTTCTTAGCCGCTTTATCACTTCATTCATTTCGTATGGATTCATAATTTTACATACCCTCCACATTTTCAAGCTGATCAACAATATCCTCCAGAGCTTTTCCCGCAAAGAAAGGAGTTTTCAATTCTGTCTCGTGATTCTCTTACAGTCATTTTATTCAATCCTCTCTATGATTTGAGCAGTTTAAGCATATCTGCTTATAATCATGCTTCTTCAGCACCTTATCCGGAATCGTCCAGTCTGGTGCCAGGCCTTCAACATTCATGTGAATGTCAAAGCATATTCCATCATCAATTTCTGTTTCCATTAAAGGACAGTTAATCTTTTTTGATGCCATATTTTTCTGCCACCTCCCTAATCTTTAGTGTTGGTGTATCAAACTGTTCTTTCTTAAAAGCTGTTCGGATATTATTATTTTCCGTATCTACATATGTGGCTCCATTTGGGCCATAATAGTTAACAAAGCGTCCATTCCACCGTGTCAATGAAATATCAGATTCTTTAATAAATTGTTCTGCTTCTGATCTGGTAACTCCATGTTCTCTTTCCGCATTAATATGGCTATGATCAAATGTAAATTCCGAAACATCTATTTTCTCTGGGTTTATTTTAGGTATACCCTTTATCTTTGCCTCCGATAATTCTGCTTTTATTTTATCATTTATCACAGATTCTTCAAGGACTTTCTGTTCTGCTTTTGTCGGCATGAAATGTCCCCGCAGTCCATCCTGCATGATCCTAGCTTTCTGCTCCGGAAGCTTCATCTTCTCGGAAAAGTCTTTATAGGTCTGCATCTGTCCCTGATATTTTGCTTTTGCAAGAATGATATCGTCCGGATCCGCGCCGCCTTCCTGAAGAAGTTTGATTCTTTGACGCTGTGCCCGCATTCCCCGTTCCATCTTTCTCTGCTGTTGCAGAGCTTCGTAAGTGGTATACTGCTTTCCATTGTATTCTCTTGGGGTATTTTCCTCTTTGATCATTTGAGTGAGCTGTTTGTCCGTATAAGTCCTTACAGATCCTGGGGGGAATGGTTTGAAATCATGATAACAGTTTATTCCTTTCAGTCCTGTTACCTCACCCAAACCACATACCTCTTTTAACTGCTGCATACTCCAGACCTTTCCCTGCCAAGGCTGGTGTGTCGGACGTGCGCCTACATGATAGCTTACCTCATACTGATCTGTATTAAGGTCTGCTGCCACCTGCTCATTGATCTTTCCCTGCACCTGCCGGAAACCTGTCAGTACAGCCCTTCTGACTGCCACATTCACCCTGTCCCGATGACCGAAATCATATTCTATGTACCGGATCCCGGATGCAGTCATCTGATTGATTGTCCGTCTCAGGACTGTATTGTAGTCAAAAGCCCCGGAATGAATATCCATCACCGCATTGTCCAACGTAGATCTGTAATACTCCATCAATGGAGCCGATCGTATCTTCCCGGTTGCAGGATCCCGGATTGCAAATCCCATGGAACCGGCAATATTCCGGTATTCACTTTTCAGCCGCTGTTTTGTTACTTCAAGCAACTGCTGAAGGAATGTATTCTGTTCGAAAGGGATCTGCTGTAGATCTGCCAGTTTATACGCCCGTGCGTGACCGTAATACTCTCTGTATGCTTCATCAGAGAATATGCGGTTCATTTCCTTATCTGACGCTTCCAGGGCTTTCTGAATCCATGTGCAGATCTGCTTCTCTGACATTCCCAGCTGCTGCAGTCTGCTGATCTGCCAGTCTGCCGATGCTGTGGATACGCCATTTTCTTTTATCCTGCGGACAATATCTGACATGATACGGACTTCCAGTTCAGAAAAGATATTCTCTGTCTTTACAGTCAGCCGTTCGATTTCTCCCTGCGTCATTCGATCACCGTATTATCTTCCGGCTGCTGTACTGCTGCCTTTGCCTGTTCTTCGGTTTCCCCGTAATACTTCATCCTGTATTCGTACAATCCCATTGCTCCCATACTGACATCCTGACGGTCCGACTGCCTTTCTGCTTCCTTATCCTCAATAATGGAATCATCAAAGTCTATCGTTACTTCTGACTCTGAATTTAGCGGATTTCCCAGAACAATTCCAAGGCGGATAATGATCTGCACCAGTTCCTTCAGAACATCTTCCAGAATAACCTCATGTTTCTTGATCATCCGGTACATATCCGAGTTTTCTGATATAACCTCAGTAGCAGTCTTTACACCAGAACAGTCAAACTTGTATCTTTCCGTTCCGAAGCCGCACTTCAAGGAAAGATAATTCAGATCATCATTAATCGCTCCTGAGTGCTGTTCTGATCGAAGGTCCATGTTCACTTCTTTGATCAGTCCTTCCTGAGATTTATCGTACTCATCCGGCATCATGTAAAAAGTCACATCTTCCGGATCAAACGCGATAGAACCATTTACATTCTTCATCATTTCCGGAGCCACAAAGATACGCTTTCTTCCCAGTTCAAACTCATTGGAGTAGGAATCATACTTTATATCCAGGCTTTTCAGGACATCGATGGCATTTGCATAAATTGCAACACCCATTGGGTTGCTTTCATCCGTATCTGCATTGTTCACAATATTCAGACGGTCAATTACAAACTGTGGTTCTGGGGATCCTGTCTCTATCCTTTTGGCAAGGAACCGGAAAGGAGACAGTTTTTTCCATTCTTCCTCCGCCAGTTCTGTTCCTTCCCTGCTGCCGCTCTGGCATTCCAAAACGGTATTCTCGATAACATATTGTGATCCATTCACTGTCTGTTCCATCCTGTGGAACTGTACCTGAACATATTTCTTTCTTGCTACAGTTTTGGGAAAAGTAAAAGCACATTCTGTCACTCTTCCGTTGCTCCAGCTTATCGGAAAAATGTTCGATGCGCTCACATAGTCAATTCCTATCTTTCCTGATTGAAAACTTCCATCTTCTGTAACCTCTGCATCCTTGATATACGGAATGTATGCCACTGTTCCGAAATACGCTTTTCTTTCCTGATAGTCATTTCCAAGGACATAAAATCTGTTCTCTTTCAGTACATTCTCCACAAAATCACCGGTACTCTCATCAGAAAGGGTAATCTGAACACGCTCATTCAGCAGAAGATCTGCGATGTCCTCTGACAGTTTCTTTGCCATTCCAAGACTTTTTCTCTGCCGTCTGATTGATGTTCCCTGCCCGGAATAAATCTTATAGAAAGTAAAGTTTCTAACCCTGCCTTTATACCAGCTCTCCCACAAAGCTATCATGCGATAAAAGGATTTATCTACGGTATCAATCCCCTTTCTCTGGAAATAGCTAAATATATCCATCTTCCTCAACCTCCCTTCTCGCAATATCTACTATATATTCCTGTTCTTCTGTCTCTGCCGGCAGCCATCGTTTTATATAGGTCCATGCCGACATACAGGCGTAGCGTAGCCCGTCGCAACAATGATCGTTTTCTTTCACTGGCACTTCTTTGCCTTTCTCTATGGATTTCTTGTCATATTCATAGATTCCCAGTTCCCTTACCAGATTCTCCTGTTTTGGTGAAATACTCAGTATGTCGAAGACAAATGCTTTCTGTACCCGGCTGATTCCAAGTGCAACGTCGTTATCCGCATCTCTGATATATACCTGATATTCCAGGCCTGTCCTGGTGGCTCGTCTGATTTCTTCCTGGAGACCTTTGGCTGATGGATCCAGGCAAATATAAAACGCCTTGATGTAGAACTCTTCATAAAGATCATCCATGAATTCTATCAGATCCTGTGCATATTCTGACGGACTTCTTTGAGTTCCGGATTCCCGGCCACTGTGATAATACTCTCCGAGCCCGGGAAACTTCTGCCTGTATGTATCAAGCCCAAATGCCTGATAAGTTGTCGCATTCTGCTGCCCGTAGTCTCCTCCGATATAAGCTCTTTCATATGATCTGCCTTCCTCTGGCTTCTGGCGATGCCGATCAGAAAACATATAGTAAATCAGTTCATCTACTCCGACCGGTTCTCCAAGCCATGTCCATCGGTACATCTTCGGATCTACTGCTTTCATAGCTTCTGCGGAATTAATCAAATCCTGACCAAGCCAGTCCACCGGTACATCCCTGTAATCTGTGTGGATATGGATACAATCCGGACGCTTCTCCATCTTTTTGCACCAGAGATTTACAGGTGCATTGGGATTCTTCGGTGGATTGTACAGATAGATCATCTGGAATCCTGCTTTATTTCCTCTGACGAACGTTGCCTCTATGTTCGCAAGCTCATCTTCTCCTTCTCCATCATCGAAGAACTCTGTCAGCTCATCCAGAATAACCAGCTTAATCGGTTTATCCTCATCAATGATACCTTTTGTATCATCGATGCCATCCGATCCAGAAAAGTAAATTGTGGTATTGTACTTCTTGTATGTGATCTCCATCGGACTTTTGGTGATGTAAAATCTGTTCTTGGGAATCTGAAGACGGTTGATGCCTCGAAGCATTTCTTTGTAGACCGTTTTTCGTAACTTGTTATGATGTTTTCGGAGAACTACTGCTGATCCATGTGCGTCTGCTACGATCTGGTAATCAGTCCGTATAGCAGCAAAGCTGGACTTTGTACCGGCACGACCAGATGTGAGGATGATGTGCTTATATGTTTTGTTATTAAATACCGGAAGGTACTTCGGTATTACTATCTCGGATATTCTGACCTGCTTTTTCGTCCGCATCGTTTATAATCTCAACTCCATCCTCTTCGCCGTCGATCGGGGCTTGTGCCAGGCGTTCAGTCTGTGCCTTTATCTGTGCGATCTTTGCTTTCTGTTCTTCCGTTGCCATATTCATGTGATCTGACAGCCACTGCAGGGCTTTCATCCGGTCAGACAACTTAATACTGGCGCCGTCTTTTCCCTGTTTCACTTCTGACAGGATAGTACCATCCACCTCAGAAGAATCCTTGAACCGGACTGTATTCACAATTTTTGTAAGCTGCTTCTCTTCGCCGGTCTCAGGATCCTTTATCTTCACAGGTCCATACATTGCCATGACCGGTACCTCTTCCGTACCGAATGTCATGTAATCAGTGATGTCTGCAAAGGCTATATCCATGTACTTCTGGAAGATATCTGCTTCGGATAAGAATTCTCTGTTAAGACGTTCCTGCTTCAGGCGAAGGATTTCTTCTTTTACCTTGTCATTTCTCAGCATCCTGCTGCCATTCTGCATCGCATTTTCATAGCTGCATCCATATGCTTTCTGGTATGCTTTTGTTGCATTGAAGCTTCGGATATAGTGAATGCAAAAGAGCCGCTGTTTATCAGTCAGTTCTGGATTCTCTATAATAGAACTGACCTCATCTACAGACGGCTCTTCCTGATTCTGTTTTTTATTCTTTTTGGTTTTCGCAACGTTGCGTTTTTCTTTTGCAACGTTGCAATCCCAATTGTATCTGTTCTTCCAGCTCCGGACGGTTCCCTCAGGGATTCCTAACTGGTTGGCAATATCTATTAATTTCAGACCTTTATCATATAATGCCTTGGCCTGCTCTACTCTCTGATCTGGTGCTCTTGCCAAGCCTCACCACCTCTCATTCGTCGGTTTTGGATATTATGAAATACAGTCCTGCCAGCACCATAAAACGACAGCCGATTGCCACCGTCAGAAAGGCGGTCTTACGTAAGAGACTACGCTGGTGCTGTGCACGCTGTATGAAAATTGGCATTAGAAAAGCACCCCGAAGGGTGCATCTCTTAATTACATTTTGTATCTCTCAACACACTATACATTCATATCCTGTCTCTTATACACATCTGACGCTGCCGACGAAGCTAGAAGTGTA